GGTGTTTCGTACAAAGGTCTTGCTTCCCAATCATCTTTGCAAGCGTATAGACCATTCCACATTTTCTTTAATTCTGAAGCGTGGAATTGCAATCCGCATTGGTCGCAAATTGCTAGATAGTCACCTTTTTTGTAATTGTCGTTTTTAAGCATTTAAAGTGGGGGTGATTACGCCCACCCCCGAAGCGTTTTGGTTAGTTAAGTTTCTTCAATTCCTGAAATGCACCAGAAATCTGAACTTGAGCCACCTGTCCGGCTTGAATCTTGCGTTGTTTGTCAGCGATTTCACTTTGAAGAAGTTTTACACACTCTCCTAGATAGTTAAATTCGCTTTCCAACTCCGCAATCCTTTCTTCCAGTTTGGTCTTTTCACTTTCCTTCATTCCAATCTCCTTTTTTTATTTATTAAGCGGCAGTCAATATTCCTAAAACAAGACCTGCTTTTGCCCGGATACCACCGGCACGATTAGTTGATCTACTCATTATTTCTCCTCGGATTGAATCTCACAACCCTTCTCATTAAAGAGATTTTAAAGGGGCAGGTTTCCCCACCCCTTGTTAAAGATTATACGCCCGCCGAGCCAAGAATACCGCGCGGATCGGTCACACCGAAACTCACTCTGAAAGACGCCTTGAATTTCGCATTGGCGGTATCGAAGTCGTTGTCGGTTCCGAAAGAAGTCGCCTTGCGTTCTTTCATCTTCATTCCATCAGGGCAGTTTGTCCGAATGAAATAAGCGTCTGCGTCAGTCAGGTAGTGATTGACTTTCACGCCACCGGGGAAAGCACCCATATCTCTCAGGGCGTTGGTGTCGTTGTCGCCTGTACCCACACGCAGAACTGATTTCAGAATCCTGTGTGCTTCAAACTCATTGGAAGGTGTGACAATCAAAGACTGCGGTTTAATCGCAATCTTGTTCCCTCGGTCATCCGTGAAAGCGGAGATGTCAATGTAAGCCTGTTCCAAAGCGGCTTCTGACAAGTCCGAACTGATTGACAGGACGTTAGACCACGTTCCGCCACCGAAAAGAGGATGCGTGGACATACAGAGTTCTTCACCATCACCGAAGACATAGGACGAATTGAAGGCTCTGTTGTAAACATTAGCCGCCAATGTTTCCATTGTCTGACGCATAGCAAAAGCCAATGCCCTTGCGTCACGTTTCCCAAGAACGGAAATATCGTACTGATTGTCGTCAATCGCTTCTTCAGTAACGATATAACCTTTGGTGTATTTCTTGTGGATGTAACGATTGGTGTAGGTCTGACGTGCTTCATCGTAGGTTACAGATTCGCCCTGACCCGTTTCAGAAGCCAGACCAAAACCCATGATTCCGCTTTCTTCGTCATAAGCCCGTGTTGATTTCTCTACATCGAAAAGTGCGGGATATTCCGCCTTATACTCGTTGTAAACTTCACCGAACCATTTTACCTGCAACGGAACTAATGCGGCAGGAAAATTACCAGTGTTGATAATAGCCATAATTCATTTCCTCCCTTATTCAATTCCGAGTGCGCCATTGGCGTACTGGTTCAAATTCATTTTCACTAAAAAGATACAATAAGCTCCCATTTCGTTGTTCGCATAGGGAGCTTGACCAACTATTAAAACACTCGCAGTTGCAGATTCAGACGGTGACGTAAGAACGGCATTACTCAATCCCGTGGTCGTAGAACCCGTGGATACGGTAATGGCGGCATTTGTGCCGATGTCGTCTGCTGTCCATACAGTCGAGTCGCCCTGAACTTCGTAAATAGCCATAGGGTCAACATTGACAAGGACGTACTGTGCGGTTGAGGATGTGTGATAACGCAGAGTGGGACTTGCGGGGAGAGGTTCAAAACCTACCACCACGCCAAGAACTACACTGCCGTTTGCGGCTTTCACAACGGCGGGACGTAAGCAGTCATCTGCATACACCTGACCCGTTGTACCTTGTGTCATAACGGTATCACCGACATAAAATGCGGTGGCATCGTCAGTATAAAACTTCTGGACACTGCCGGAAATAGGTGCGCCCGAAAGCGAACCTACCCAACGGAACCCAAAAGGCTTGTTGCTGTTACTCATAGTTTTTCTCCTTAAAACTTATAAGGAGAGAAAGCGGTTATAGTTTTTCGTCAACCAAACCTTCGCCGTATATGTTCTTGCCTTTCGGCTTCATCGCTTTTTCAGAGTCATCAACCAGTTTTTGTTTTGCTTTCTGGTCTTCGTCATACCATTCGTTTTTAATTCGCATGAGGTATCCGGTGGTTCCGTTCCCGACAGGCATTGAAACGTTTTTACCCATTTTCTTTGCCGTACCCACAATCGGGTCGCCTAGATTTTTGTCTGATTCGACAAATTCATATCCACCGTCTATTGCTTTCTGCAATCTACCGTCCTTGTCGTTGATAAGGTGGTAGTGATAGCCTTCTTCCTGCGGGAATGATATTCTGTTCCTCTGACTAAGCGGAACACGCTTTCTCTCACTTCTGTCCGGTCTTACATTCTCCAATGCTTTGTCTGCCATTAGTCTAGTTCTCCTTGTGCCTCTAATTGTTTGACGTATTCTGTCATGTCGGTATAAACACCGTGTTTCTTGCACTGGTCATAAACCATGCGTTGTTCATCGGTTTTTAATCTGTCCCGACCATAACCTTTGACTTTTACTTTCCCCTCACTAGAAGGATTGTCTACGGGTGATGCTGACTCCTTGCGAGCCTCGTTACTCTTAAATTCTTCAGGGTATCTCAACTTCACTGCCCTTTCGGTTTCTTCCAACACATCAGACAATGAAGCGTCTGGATTGTCGGCTGAATAAGCCTTGTTAAAAGAAAGTGCGAATTTCTGTAATTTCGGTTTGCTATCAAACCACGGATTCTTTGATACCCACTCCTTGATTTCCGGTTTTATCTCGACCTGCGCCGGAACGTCTTTTTTAATCTGTTTCTGCGCTTCAATCTGTTCATCAATTCTTTCGACCTTCGCTACGTCTCCAACTTCGATGGCCTCTTTCTTTTGAGCTTTTAAATCGTCAATAGCTTTTTTAACCGCTACGTCTTTTGCTTCTTTGAATTGTTCGGTCATCGTCTTGACAAGGTTTTTCAATTCCTGATTACTGGAATGAACTTCCTTGATTTCTGACTTTAACCCTTTTATCTTGTCAAAAAGCGGTTCACGCTTTACAAACTCCTCGGCACTGATAAACGCCTCTCCTGAAAAATCCTCTTTCGGTTTCCACCCTTTTGAACGGGCAATTTTTTCATAATCAATTTTTTCAGGTGTTGCCTTGTCCTCTATCTTGTCGTCTTTTTGTTTGTCGTCTAATACGACTTCTTCTTTTTCAGGCATTGCTATTCTCCCTTTTAATTACTGCGACTATGTCCTCGTCATTTAATATGACGTAAAACTTATCATCTTCGGGGTCTTTCACTTTCCAACCGCCATTACGGGCGTAAAAAACTCTATCCCCTTCTTCAGCCCACGGTTCGCCTTTGCTAAAGTCTAACCAAGCTGTCTTACCAATCCTTACGATAGTCCCTATGACCTGTTCATTCTGTCTGCGTTCCTTTGTTTCTACGGGTAAATATATACTCCCTTGTTTTTCATCTACCTCGTCTGCACGAACTAAAACTCTGTGACCACTAGGTACAATCATCTATTCCTCCTTTGAGTTTTCTTCTTTAGATTCCACTTGCAGATTCATCAGCGTTTCCATACCTGATATTCTGCCCAATGCTTCGGCTGTCACTAACGCTGTCTGCTCCACTGAGAGCCGATTGTAAGTCGAACCCCTCGCCAGATTGTCCTTGTTCCATTGAAGCATCTCCTTCAGGAACTTGAACACTTTCTGGGTTGACGGGTTGTTCTTCCACAGGGTCAGTTCGTCCCCCTCCATTTCCAGACTGATTTCTCTCTGCATTTTTTACCCCTATCTCTTTTTTCTTTAGTTCAAACTCTGTTTCCATCTTCATTCTGTCGGATATTAATTTATAAGACTCTATGTTCTTCCCTGCCTCCACACCTTCGGCATCGGCTATGGCTTTTAATTCCTGCGCTTTGGTTAATCCTACCTGCGCCATGATTAATTCCACTCTGGCTTCCATTTCGACCTGTTCACGCAAATCCTTGTTGTGGGCGTGTTCAGACTGCTCCTGCATCTGAATAACTCTGGCCTGTGTTTCGATAAGTTTCGGGTCGGGAGGCGGTGAACTCAAAGCCTGTTCAACTTCCTGCTGTGGAAGTAATTTGTCCAAGTTTGGCACGCCTATTGCTTCGTAGTAATATCTCAATCCTTCAATCCTTCCTGAAGGACACGGATTCATTTCTGACGTATCTAAGATTGCCCTTGCCCTCGCCAATCTTTGCGCTTCACTTGAAATGGTCGGGTCGGCAGTGGGGACTATGTCTAAATCGTCTTCGCTGTAATCCGTCTGTAAAACAGCCATTGAACTGTCCAGAACACGGATATATTCCGTTTCGTCCATGTAAAGACGATTCAATCTGTAAAGTTTTTTGTATTCAGATTTTAGTGACCGATAGACCCGCTTGTAGATGGAACTAAATACTTTCATGCCTTGCTCAATCATGGCAAGAACAGTAGTGGCAGGGGTGTTCTGTCCCGGCATTTCTCCGGTCATGGTTTCGGAAACGGAAGATAAAGTCTTTCCTGTTTCAATCAATAACCCAAGAAGCTGGAACAGAACTGTGGAGGGTTCTTTGGTGGGAAGCGGAACAATACCGTCTTTTAAGACAGAGCCGGGAACGTCAACAATCTTCCATTCGTTAGGTTCAAAGGTAAGCTTACCGCCCTTGATTCTTATGCCCTGTGCCAAGAAACCATTATGAGTGTTCGCCCAATGACCAGAATCAATCAGCAGGTTGATATTGGTTGAAATTGCTTCATTGATAGCACCCAGTAGATGAGCAAAACCAACCTTGTAAAATCCACCGGCAGGGTCTGGCAAAAATCCGTAGTCGGTGTAATACTGGACGGATTCTATTTTGTGTACCTTGCCTTTTTTCTCGACAATTCCTTCTTCGTCATATCTTGCGGTAATTCTCGCCAGTTTTTTAGACTGTTCATGGATGGTGACAATGTACGGTTCATCGTATCCATCTTCGTCCAAATCCAGCCAAGTATGTTGCTCCAAAAACAATTCGGACTTATCTTCATCGTCCTTATTCTCCATTGCTTCAGAAACTTTATCCAGATACAGTCCTGCACGTTCACGCTCAATAACGTCATTTTTATACAGCCATATTTTTTCCGTTACCCTTCTGGCTGTTTCCAAATCTTTTACTTTTTGGTTGACAATCAGGTCGAGGGCGTTAATGCCGATACTGCGGTTGCGTTTATAAAGCGTATCGTAGTAGGATTTCCTGAAATACATCCCGACAACAGGAAGGGACGTAAGCAACTGGTCGGTGTCCGGCTCCCATTCCGGCATCTGCTCCAGAAGCTGAAAACTCATGTGCTGTGAAACTCTTTTGGCTCTGGATTCTTTTTCGGGTGTGACTTGACCGATAATCTGCGCCTTGACTATATCCGACCCCTGAATAATCTGCGGATAGACTCGTGCGGCAAAGTTAATCGCTGAAATAGCAATCAACGGATATTTGACGTTGGAAGCGTTTTTAAACGGGTAGTTTTTAACATCGGTGACTTGACGGGCAATCTTTAAGCCTTCTTCGGCTTTATCTTCCCAATCTTTACGGGAAGCAAGGTCTATTAAATAGCCTCTGGAAACCTTTTCGGAAATCTTGTTTTGCGTATCTTCGTCAAGGTCATTAGCGATATTAATATTTGAGATGTTCTTTTTAAGCCACTCTACGTTTTTAGCCAAAATAAAAGCCTCCCCGTTTTCGGAGGAGGCCTAAGCGTTTCCCGACTAAATCTACCGTTCAATTAAGGAGGGTGGATTAAATTATTTTATATCTTATTAAAAAACACCGTATTGTTCAATGCGCTATTAATTTCATCTAGGGATTTATTATAACATTCTTTATATTTATCCATCAGCGAAAAACCGTTTTTTATTTCACGATTATAGTTTCTATAAAATACTTTCTTCCCTCGTTTTACAAGTCCATATATTTTTCTGTGTAAGACCTTTGGGAACTCTCCCGTAGTCACAAATCCCCTAGAATATTCTTTGTGTTGATATTTAACGACATACTTTTTATCAAGTGTATCAAAGTTTTCTTCACTCATACTTCTTCTCCTTTGAGAACTTTCTCTAATAGACTGACTGTGAATTTCATACCACGAATCAACGCTTTTATCAACTGCTTTGTTTCAGGACTCATTACATGTAACCAATCCAATCCAGCGGACTGCTAACGCATCCGCTGATTTCTGCGTTAGGAGAAAAAGAAATGGGATGGGACGAACACGCAAAATTAGAAAAATCAATGAATGAGTTGCATGAAACAATACAAAACCAAACAAAAGCGACAAATAAATATTCATCATTTATGATTTTTCTTACTATAGTATTAGTTGTATTAACCATTTTACTTTTAATATTTACTGTTTTTCCTGATGTTTTAATTTATCTTTAATAAGTATATATAAAATCGAGACTTCGATACAAAGACATATTATTAATACATCGTGTATGCATAAAACCCAAACGGGTAAATGTATAACGTGGTTCATAAAAACTCCTAACCAATCAATACAGCGGACTGCTAACGCATCCGCTGATTTCTGCGTTAATACCCACTTACCATTGAACGCCCCGTCTGCGGAGGTTCTACATAATCATCTTCGTCTTCGATTTCTTCATCTGCCTGTAACTGAAAATTGAACTTCATCTTCTCAATTAGTTTGTAGATGTAAGAAATCATATCCAGTATATCAACATGGAAGAACGGGAATTTGTCGGCTTCGTTCTTAATCGCCATTAAAACGTCTTCCCTTAAATGAGAAACGTAGAAAATCATGCCGTTGTTCCACGGATAAGCCAAAGACGACTCAATTCGATGCGTCTTTTTCTTCCCATCAGGCGACAAGAGAACAACATTCCCGAAATCCCTTTCTGACTTCTTCAGTTCAGCCCTTCTTCGTTTCGCCTTCAAACCGGAAATAATATGAGCATAGGTCGTGTCTGTACCGACTCTTTCTATTCCTACTCCTGTTATGCGTCCGTTCCTTAAAAAGACATCCACAGCCGTGTCTATCGCTGTTTCTAAGGGCATCGTGCCGTATTCAATGTCTTCTATAAAGACTTTAGACATTCCTAAATCATCCATGACGGGTTCAATAGAAAGGCATCCAATCGCCCACGAATCGTTATTTTTTCCCTTCGTGACAGCATCGTCACCGGCTGGGTCAACAATGATAAATTTCAGTCTGTTTTTAGGTAAAAACTGGCTCTCAATTCTCCGTAAAGCGTTAAAGTTCAGTTTAATGTCGGCGGTAGGTGTAGGGTTACACAACTGCTGTGTGTTGAATGAATAAGCGTCCGATTTCAGTTCATCAAGAGCCGATTGCGCCAGAAATATAGGCTTCCCGTTCTTCTCTCCATTGTCGGTAGCGGGGATAATTCTGACTCTGTGCAACGGGTTCCCGTCGATGTTTTTCTTGTCCCGCAAATGGCACAATAACCCAAAGTGCGAGTAGAACGTCCCAATCACCCTTCGCCTTGTCGAACCGTCCGGCATACCCAAATTCTTCGACATCTCGTAGGCGTTAATCAAGTCCTCGGTGACATCCGGTGAATCCGCCGTGTCCTTTGTTTCAACATCATCGTAATCTAAGTCGTCCCAATGACCTCCTGTCGGCATACCTTCTAACAACCCTGCACCTTCAAGGGTCTTTTCTTTCCGAGACATTGACTGTCTCTTAACGATAATCCCGTTCTGGATTGACCAAGAAGGTGATTGTGTTGAAGGTTTATCCCACAAAATATCAGGGAACGACTGTATTAATATCGGCTTCTCCAATGTCTGCATGACTGAAAATACAAACTTGTCCGAAGCCGGTTTCTTATAAGACATAATCAAAGCGCATTTCTCAGGGTTCTGTAAAATCCTCTGAACCCTCTGCGCCTGTGTCATTGTCCACGAATTATGCGTGGCGACAAATTCAGTTCCTATTAAATATAAACCGTCTTGGCTATCCACAGTGATACAAGATACTGGTCTAGGGGGAACTTTTGTTATTGATTTTATTCTTCTGTATCTTGTTTGTTGTGTTGCGCTTTCAGAACAATTTTTTATTTTACGTTTCATTTTAAAAGGTGGATTGTTTTTAAATCCTTTAAACATCACCTGATAAAACGGCCTTCGCACTCCATTGTAAACGCAAGAAAATTTATGAATTGTCGCTTTCAAGCCCAACGAACAAGCAAGTGTATGAACCTGATTTGCTAATTGTTCATTGGTATTACTAAATGACGCTTGGGCGAATGAATGATGACACGTTCCGTCCGTGTCCATTAATCCCTGCAAAAGTTCCCATCTCTGTTGTTTTGATGAAAACATATATAGTGATGGAATTGATTTCTGTTTAAATATTCCAAGTTTTCTTAATGCGCTATTAAATGGTGACGTGTTCTTTTTACCACAAATACCTGCGTCTATTCCTAGCGTAACTGCGTTAGAATGTTTCCTTAAACTAACCTTGTGACCACATTCTTTTATTAATTTTGTAATTTCTTTATAATCAGCAAGACCACTTGTTATATTGTTGCTTGCCCTTGTTCCATCACCTAACCATAAACCAAAAACGTAAGGATGTATTGGTAGTTCTTGTTCTGGCAAATCAATGGCTTCTGCAATAGGGATTCTTGGATAAACGTGACTTTCACTTTCCTGCGCCTTAGATACTTCTTTCATTAGTTCCCTTGTATCTAAAACAACAGTTTTGACTCCTTCTCTGTTATTTAAAAACAGTCTCTTTCGTGAGTGAACATCAACTGTCCAAAGATGGTCGCCATTAACGACAACCTCATATCCAGTATCAAACTTGACGCAATAAAAATCACCTTCTTCTGAAATCTCTGTTCTTGAAATTACCTCTATCGGTTTTCCATTAATCCCAAAGACATAATCGCCAACATCTAAATCACCGTGTTTCGTCCAACCACACGTAGTCAAAACAGGTTCATCAACATCAACTGCTTTGAGGTGTCCCCTCGCCCATATCTCAACATCATATCCGGTATAAGGGTCGTTGTCCTGAACCATGTCGCACGCCCTCACTCCAAACGGGCAGTTCATCAACGGATTCTCCATCACAAAATACGCAATGAAAAATAAATCGTTCAAACACAAATACCGATACGCCTCTGCCGCAGGGGTAATGCCTGCATCTATCTCGCTAAAGGCTTGTGCGTAATTATGCCTGTAAACGGCCTTGTGAATCTTCGGATTGTAGTCTGAGGGAATCAACTCACCCTCTGCCGTTCTACACGCCGGAAACGCTATCTCTGGATGTGGCTTGAAGTCGATCAATTATCCACCAAAATGAGGGTCGTTGTTCAGGGTCTTACACTCGCCCCAGTCTATCGTCTCGTCAATGGTTTCTGAACCAAATTGGTATTCAATGTCTTTTTTAGAACACTTGAATGTTTTTCCGTATCCACGTTTACTTAGTGACATAAGTAATTTCTTATCTGCTGAAATATTATTTCTAAACACCCTGTCGTAATTATCCCGAAATTTCTTATTCGTAGGCATTGACTTGATTACTTGACTCATTAGAAAACCTATAGAAAACCCGTTTTTGATTAACAAGGAACCGTTGCGCTAGTGCCAGTTGTATATGTTACCCACGGATAAATCACCGGATTGCACGGAAATGATGGGTAAATAGGATAAGTAGGAATATACGGCACATACGTAGGATTAGCACTCTCAAACTCAAGCAATTTGGTCTTTAATTCAACTAACTGCTTAAGCAACTCAACTTCTCTTTCTAATGATTTAATGTTATCGTTCATTTTGGGAACCTCAACTGTACTTTTTTCACGGGAAACGGCTCACCAGCTTTCTTACAAGCCTTAATAAACTCACGTTCCACATAATTTGGCTTGCCAACGGTGAAAACCATATCCACGTTCTCGCTCTTGTAAATCCTACCCTTGTAGCGTTTCCTCGTGGCTTTAATAGTTAGTTTATCGCTTAAATACTTCGTGGCCTTATATGCACCGCCGACTAAGATACATTCCGCTAATTCTGAAAATACTTTACTTCTATCATTCATTTTTAATCTCCTTCAGGTCTATCGAAAGACCGCTCTAAGATTTCGGGTTAGAAAACCCGTTTTTGAAAAATTTGCCGCGCCCTCAGAGGGGGATACGTAACGTCACACGTCTACCCCCCAGATTTTCCCCCCTACCCCCTCAATTCTGGAAACTTGAGTGAAACCGCTAGTCACCTCACATATCCACTTAACACTGTTATTTATAGCCTCTCCCTCCACCTGTTTCATGTCCAATCAGCTATGTTGCTCGTCTTATATCGTTTTTGTCTTTGTGTTTTCAAGGACTTAGCTTTGTTTTTGGGTATTAAGTTGACATAATACTTATTATTATACTCATTTTATTATTGCTTATTTATCAGGTACTTACACTCCGACTATTTACCGCTATCCGGTGGAGGGGTAACATCTATGACATCTTCACGCTTTCCCTCCACTTGGCCTACTCGCCACCGGCTCAGGTCAACGGGGTGTACTGTGTTAACATTGACGTTGAGATTCTGTCGGATGACTGGATCAACTCGGTCGTATACCATGCTTGCCGCCGCTAACTTATTGGTATAACTAGGCAATATCTCTCCGTTGATTGGCTTATCGCTGAGGCAATCTTGTACAGCTTTGCTTGCTAATTTTTGCATTTTGGGTTGTGATAAACTGTATTTTTGACATTTTGCTTTGAACCGTGATACTGTTTCTGGTCTTATATCTCTTTTATAATTAACAGCTTGCAGTGCCGTCTTATGATCTAATCCAGCGTTGACTAAATTTATAGCGTCTATTGTTTTTTGATACTGTTTGGGCTGGTTTTGGATTGTTTCAGGTGTCATTTGCATCCTGTTCTTTTCGTCTGGTTAAGCAACCCGGATGGGTCTTGGTTCATATCTTTTGTACTCTCATTATCTCCGCCTTGCCGCTTGCGCTTGCGGCAGACACTTGGCGGTACTTATATATATACCATAGCAAGTTTGTCGCATTTTGGTCTTTTGTTTACTGTTTTTGTCGTTATAATTTAGTGTCTTAGCGTTTTTTAGCTTGTCGCACGGTTGCACCCCTGCCCGTATTTTACAGTTCTGTTGTGGCCTGATTTTCTTTATCAACAGCCCCTTTTCTTCTGTAAGTCTTTGATTCTATGTTACAATATTTTATTTTGTGGATAAACTTGTTGATAACAGCTATTTGTGGTTATTTTCACCATTTTGGCCTTAGAATAACATTATATATTTTAGATAGTTAGATGCTCTACTTATGGGGATTTTCACCATTATTTTGTATGTCTATCTTGATATATGCTTTGATTGGCATAACGTAAGGCATTGATTTACAATGCTTATTAAATTATTATAATTAATAATTGCACTTGGCATAAGTATTGCTCTATATAAAGGCAAATACTTTGAAGGAGAAAACAAAATGAGATGCAATCAAGCAACACAGAAAGCGGCTACATTCTGGAATTATTTCATTAATGATAATACCCGTAAAATATATAAACGGGTTACTGATGGGCATATGTCAGGCGGAATTTTTGCAATCGGTATTGAAGCTGATGATGGCAGTATGGGCGCAATTCGATGGGAAAAGGATTTCGGTTGGCGTGGAGTTGGCGGTGACAGAGAATGGAGAAACACAAGATTCACGCCAAGTAAATAACTAACCAGCCGCAAGGCAAATACTTTGAGGAGGACAAATAAAATGAAAAATTTAAAATTTTGGAGAGACGCTCATCAGACAATCACATTACGGGAGTTAATAGATCAGTACGGGGCCAATGGCGTAATAAGGATTGATGCTGGTAATGGATCGGCTGGGCCAGCGTGGATTGATTGGGAGGAGGATATTGACAACTTAATTGGCGGGACGATAATGAGCAAGGAAAACAAAAACAAAAACGCTTATCAAGAGGATTGTGAGATTAAACAATCATTATTGCAAGTTGTTAAGCATGTAATCCATGACTATGCAGTAGATGACGATAACACCTTATATGTAAGTGCATGGATTGAGGACGATCTCCGCAATGCTCCATACCAAGCGACTAATCCTTATCGTTATAGATTAATTTTTTAACCACTTGTTCGCCTACCTGAGTAATCAGGTAGGTCATAGAAGGGAAAACCCAAAAAAGGAGGTAACACGATGAAAAATCAAGATTTTGACAGCATTAAAAATCAGGAAATCAAAAGAAAATTTGTTGAACGTGAAGTCATTTATTGTGCCTCAGCATTGGTTTATGAACTGGCACAAAAAGCAGAACATTTCAGAGATTATGAGGATGACCTCTATGGAGCTTTTCAGGGCAAGCCTGATTATGAAGAGGCCGCAACTCAAAACGGATGGATTGAACTTGACGATACAAACCGTACAAAGCATAGCGCATTGTACGCTAATTTCTATCACAAACAAAATGACGAATATTCAGAAGCTGAAAACTGGGAAGAGCTTTGCGAAGAACAAAACATTGACGCTTATGAATACGCCAATGAAATCTGTGAGCATTGGATTGTTTCTGATTATCTGGCCGACAAACTGGAAAATCACGGGCATAAAGTTTTACGAGATTTCTTCGGTATGACAATCTGGTGCCGCCCGACAACAGGACAGGCAATTCTGCTGGATGGTGTCATTTCTTCAATTTGCGATGAGATGGAAATACTTAAGGGTCAAAAATACGAATGGAAATAATAGACCCCTGTTTTCCGGCAGGGTTCGCCGCCATGCGCTAACATGGTCAGGGGCTAAAGAAACTTATCACAATTAATAAATAAACGAAAGGGGAAAAACCATGCGACAAAGCAAACTAATTAGAGACAGATTTTATCTGTATACGGAAAGCAATCTTGAACTTGAAAACCGTGGTGCAGAAAAAGCGATGGTTTCGCTGTTCAAAACCTTCTGCGTTGTCTGCCTTATCTTAATCGCTATTACTTTGATTTAACTGGAGGATAACATGGAACTAAAGGAAATAACAAAATTGATTGGTAAAGAAGGCGTGCTGGTACTGGACAAAGACGGCTTTGCGGTTAATGTAACAATTCAGGACGTAAAGCAAAATTTCGGGCGTGTTGATGTGCTGGTCGTGCCTGTTAGTGGCACCGGCGAAAAATGGACGAACCTAAATAAGCTAACCTTGAAGGAGGGATAAAACAATGAAAGTAAAAAAAGAAGATACAAGAAAAGAAATTGAGATTTTACAGCATACCGTTAAGTATTATTATAATAACGACATGGATATGCCAGAAAGTGAAGAAGAACACGTTAAAAATATGATTATTGAAGGTTATAATCAAGGTGAACTAAACACAATTGGTGAAGATGGAGACGAAACAAGGGGGTGGTGGCAAATATTTAAGGGGTGACCTCTTAATCAATAAGCCTCCACTCAGGGGGCTTTTTTTATGCTCCTGTAAATGACTGACCTATGCCGATGAGTATACGCGGCAATGTCATCAACGGTAAAACCTGCCAATAAAGCAAGTTCATAGAATTTTTTGGGGCTGTTTGGTTCGTCTGAAATGAGTTGTAGCTTCTCTTTTTGGCGCAATTCTCTTTCCTCAATGTCCTCTGCTCGCTCTGCAATGTCCGCTTTGTAATCCCTATATTCAAGATTGTCCGATTCGGTAAGGCTAGATAATAAAACCTCTTTTGATTTGCTTTTGCCGTCAGTGTGTTTAACCAACGGGCACAAACCCAGACAGACACCAACATTTACGCATTTCCCAATTCTGCAAATATCGTCACGGTATTTCTTCAATAGCAATACTCCCGTTTATACGGATCGTTTCGCGGATAAAACGCAAATCGTCTTGATCGGTGCTAAATTCCAATGCGTCACTCGGCGGATTTAAATTAGCCTCAGAGATGATTAAATCAATTTCGGAGGCAGTTAGTGTCTTGGTATGCGTTTGAGGTTTTAATGTCATAGTTTTGCTCGGTTCATCCCCACGTGTGTGGGGAACATATTAAGCTAATCATGTTGACCCTCAACTATTTCTTCCAGATTTTGCAAAACTGTAAATTTCTCAACTTCACTTTTCGTGATTGGCTTGTGCTTTTCAAAAAGTGTCTTGTGCGGTTTCTGTTCCTGCCGTAATAAAACCTGCTCTAAAATCAAATATCCGATTAAATCCATTTTTGTATCTTCCTGAACTTTGTCGGTGTTCTGGCCTTTTGAAATCCTGTTCAGTTTGTCATCAATCCTAACGTGTATTTGTGCTAGGGCTAAATCTTTGGAAAAGATATTCGCTGGATACATAAAAGAGTTTCCGTAAGCGTCATTTTTCCGACAAAGCAAATCAGAAATTTCGTTGCATATTTCTTTGATAAGTTTCTTAACTGCGTTATTGTCTTTCATTTTGCCTCCGTTCTTAAAAGTTCATGCAAACTATAAACAACCATCACCCCATTCGTTTTTGCGTACTCGATTTCTTTTTGCGTCCCTTCGCTTGCCTCGGAGTCAGGGCAAACAAACATAAAATCAGCGCACTTTAGCCACGACAGGTTATTTAAAAAATAATCACTGTACTCGTAATCGCCCGCAACCAGACCGGATAAGAAATCAAGGCATGGAATATAAACAGAAAATCCCAGATGGCGTATTTTATCAGCGTGCCTAATCATCGTATGGCAATTCTTAATATAATTGGGTGCATCTGCGTTCAGTTTCCCAGCTACATAAACTCGCTTCATACTCCCTCCTTCATATGTTTGATTTTTTTTACGTCTTGCTCAACTATGTTTCCTCTATACATCACCATTGCGCTAAATCCCTTCTTCCGTAACTGGTCACGCTGAATAACGGCGTATTCAAAATTGTTGTGTGAACTATGCTCAATCGGTTCACCGTTTATTATCTTGATGACCTTGTATTTATTTTTCACTTCTTTGCCTCTGCCTTCACTAAGATTTTTTCTAATGCGTTACATATCAACTGCACATCGTTATCGTTAGGGTATCGCCTTGAGACTAGGTGGATTATTGTAATCAGTATTTGCATTTCTTTTTTGTGCATAAAAATATACTCACGGTTTACCCTTTGGATTAATTTTACAGCGTTTAAGTATTTCAATTTTCTTGATAAATCCTTTTGCTACGTTAATCGGTCTCAAAACTTCTTTCTCCAAAACAGCGTCAGCGTCCCAGTCGCCCACAAGGTGAATGAATTGCTTGCTTGCGTGAGTAAAAATCCCGACTGTTAGAACCGTGTCACCGCAAGAGTCCGTCCATTCTTTGTGTTCCGTGGCACTCATCCAACCTGATTGTTTTGGGATGTTGGTATCTGTCCACTCAATCGCAACAATGTCGCCTTCTTGTAGTTTTGGGATTTTCATTTCTTCCTCAAATCGGCTAAGGCCTTATGGTATTCTTCCTCTGTGAGAGGTTTGGAAAACCTACCACACCAAACGCAAGGATGTTCTCCCTTCGAGATTGAACTAACCGCCATTGCGTATTGCTCCCTACCGCAATAAACACATCTTGTCTGCATAGCGATTTCTGTCATATTAAAACCCTCTTTAAATACGTTTCTGTTCGGATTTAAGGCTCATATTAAAAACCTCTCCAATGTTACGATTTGCCCGTCCTCAACAATAATCTTCACAAATCCCAAATCTGTCGGCTCGTACTCTTGAGCGTAATCATCGTAACCGTCTAATCTTGATTTCCTCGCTGAACCGCAACACGCATACCATCTCTGATCAGGGGGGATATATCCAGCATGAGTAAATCCCTTGAGATAGTTTTGCTTCACGCCCGTTTCTCCATCAACAAAATAGAGTATGTTGGAAGGTGGCACTATCCCTATCCAATGAGCATGACCGCATAACTGAATTGCACAATCACCCATCTGGTTTTGAAGGTACAACTTTAAAGCGGCTTTCTTATTCGCCTCTCGCTGTTCGTAGTCTTTGGCGTTAGATTTAAAAATTCTCTTGCCGTGCATAGCATGAATATTGAAAAGCGGTTTTCCGTTGTGGTTGAGAATCAGGCGGCAGTTTTCTGTGCCATAAGGAATATTCAGAAATTCTTTTGCACAAATCATGCTGTCAACAAGGTTTCCAAACTTTGATAGTTTCCGTTCATGGTTTCCTATTAATCCGGCTAAGGTCTTTTTTTTAATCGGCTTAAATAAATCAACTGCGTCTTTCGCCTGTTTCATTGGGATAGGCTGTTCTTTTTCTTTCTTATCATCGGGAGGGGCGTTGTATCTTTTATCATCGGTGCAAATAGCCTCTATCCAATCTCCTAAGTGAATAAAGTATCTGTTCCTTCCAGAAGCAATATAATCAACGGCATACTCTATTCCGTCACGATGGCACATGATACTTCCGACATGGGTGCAACTTCCTGCTATAATCTCAAAACTTTTGGGTAAGTCGCAGACTATCCTTTGCATATTTCATCTCCCTCTGAAAAACGCTTGAGCAACAGTTTTGGCATTTTACTTTCTCCCCTTCGATTAGCTTTACTCCGCAACCGGAACACCGCCCTTCTTGCTTTAAGCGTTCTTTGTATTTTCTGGCGGTTATTAATCTCGCTTCGTGAAACTTGTACCGCCACAACCTCTGATATTCCCTGTTCTTGTCTTTGTCTTTGTACGGCATCAAAAAGGCACGTCTTCTAACGGTGCTTGCTGGTTGTCTGACTGCGTTTTTTCCGCTTTCTTCCCTTCCAACATTTTCATTGTGTTGGAGACAATTTCTGTTGTGTATTTTTTAACGCCGTCTTTATCTTCCCATGAACGGGTCTGAATTTTTCCCTCAATGAATACAAGAGAACCTTTCTTTAAATATTCTCCGCAAATCTCGGCCTGTTTTCCAAAGGTGACAATCTTATGCCATTCCGTTCTCTGTACCTTTTCACCTGATTTATCTTTCCACTGTTCGTCTGTCGCTACGCTTAAATTGGCAACAGCTTCTCCCTTTGGCGTGTATTTTAAATCTGGGTCTTTCCCCACCCTTCCGACTAAAATCACTTTGTTGACCATAAACCCTCCTTAAAATAATTCTGCGATAAGTATCTCTAGCTGTTTCTTCTTGCGCTCCAGAAGGGCGCACTCGTCTTGTGCGTTAATAATCGCATCAAAGTTCAGTTCGTCTTTGGTGCAAAGTTCGTTAATGTACGCTTCTTTAGATGCAATCTTTTCGTCCAGTTCAGCAATTTTAAGCTCTGCCTGTTTCTGCGCTTTGATGACACGCACCGGAACTAATGTTTGCTTGATTGCGTCACTCGTCATTCTCAAATACTCTTTGTAGCTTTTCAGTTTCATACGTCCTCCAATAATAAAAGTTTGTTGTTAATTGGTTCGTTACAAATCTGATACTTCCACCCGTTTTGTGTTGAGACCCAAGAATAGTAACTAGGCCCTGTTGTTGTTAATATCTGTCCACCCACCGCTTGCCCTAAAGTAGAAGTTACACCGTTATTGTAATCATTCAAATCTTCAATTACACTCATAAATCCTCCTTAGCTATGTACGGCGCACGGTATCCCGTACCCGTAACTTCGATATACATCTGTCTGTTTACATTGCTCACAAATCTGATACTTCCCGTCACACCTGTTTAATCCGCACATCATGCACTTGTGTTTCTTATTTCTTGGTCGGTAGTTTTTAGGATTCTTTCTGGCGTAGTTTCGGTTCGCAATCTTATTACACTCCGGCTTGCAGTATATCTGATTGTTTCGATACGGCTCAAATTCGTTTCCACAAATAGGGCAAATCATACTACCTCCCAACACTTCTTGAAATTTCTGTGTCCGTTTTCATCGTTATTAACGAAACGTCCCTTGCAAGTACCGGCTTGCATATTACCCGTGCAAAGGTCGCATTTCTCCTGATATTGATTATTGCTCGCCTTCCCCATGATCTGTGACCAGACTAATTGATTGTCGTAAACTCTCGGATTACAAAAACCATTCTCCCAACATTCCTTTAAGACGATTTTTATTTTGCGTAAAAAATCATCCGGTAATTTTGCTCGTATCGAATCCCACTCGGAATATGTTTTCTGTTTCGTTGAAAGCACTTTGATAAAGTTTTCACTTTCATCAAAACTTAAATTCTCTCTGATTATTTCATCAGGGGAAAACGTGGGCTTCACAAATGGCGGTTTATTTCTTAGCCCGTAAATTTTCGGCAATGCGTTCAAGTTCTTCTTCGGCTCCTGGGGTAAGTTTCCTATCGTTATTATTTCCCCGATATGAATTGGACTTGAAGCCCTTACTGGTGTTTGCATTTTTGCTCTCCCTTTCCTTCACGGCATTAAACACCCACCGTTTAAGAGTTAAGTAATCAGATTTTGTTTTGTAGTTTTTTTCGATTTTGTAATCAGACAGGTATTGAATCGCTTTTTTTGTTACTTCTTCGCCGTACTCTTTATTTAATTTATCTAATTCTTTTATATTTATATTTATATTTTCATTTTCATTTTCCATATGGGCTTTCATATGTGATTCCATATGTGATTCCATATGAAGGTTTTTTCTCCTACTTTCTGTAAATTTCTTCCGTTTTTCTATTTCTTCCTGCAATCTGCTGTTAAAATAAAATTCACCATCATTTTTAAACTTACAACATATGGCACTCCATATGTGTTCTGGTATGATCTTCAAAATTTCAGCTAAAGTTATCTTTCCTTTGTCGGCAAGATAACAAAGCAAGGTTATATAAGCCCCTCTTTCTTCAAGGGCCATAAATGTAGTTCCTACTAAAAAATCTTGGTAATAAAATAAAAATGCAGGGTCTTTAGCCATTGTTAATCGCCTCTTGTAGCTGTTCTTTTATTCTCAAAAGTTCATCTATTGAGAATTTGTAAGTCATGCTTGAAATCTTCTTTAGCCGGTCGTATTCCTTCTGGCCGATGCACTCGATTATCTTGTCGTGGAAAAGTTCAGGGTTAGCCTTTTGTAGAAAATGCACCCTCCATGATAAGCAAATCCCGTTCTCTAAATTCCATCTTGTGATTGAGTGTCGGCGTGACCTGATATGATGAACAGTAAGCCTTTCGTCAGAACCGGAAACTTTGCACTTACCGTCTCTTGCGATAACGGCCTGTGAAAACAGTTTATCCATCTCCTTTTCTAGCTTCTTGCGGTCAGTCTTACCCATCCGCCATCCCCTAACCCCACTGTTCCGCCATTGCGTTGGCTATTCCTTGAAAAGTACGGCTTCTAAATGTTGACCTTTCTTTAAGGTCGCTAATTAAACTACTTTCAAAAAACCACTTGTCCCACTTTCTCCCCGACCTAGAGATATAAATCTCTTTTTCAACAATGTTTGTTTGTTTTAATCTTGGTAGGTTTATTAACCATAAGCACGTTGATTTTGTGCTTCCTTGCCCAAACATATAAGGTTTAATGATTTGGTCTGGTTTTCTATATATTCTACTCATTGCTCCTATTGGGTTTTCTAGTGCTATTTGGGGGATAGGCGCATTTATTAACGTCATAAAAAACAACACCGCTAGGTTTTGGTCGTTTTGCCTATTGGGGTATCTGCTATCTTTAATCCACCTGGCACCACTAACAGTTAAATAAGTACATGGTGGGTGTGCAATCATCATATCCCAACCATCGTTGAGTATTTCCAGAACATCACCTTGAATATGTTGCCCGGGAATTTCAGTAGGAAGTAAATCACAAGACCAGGCGTCATGCCCCTTGGCCTTAAAAGCCTCTCTTACGATTCCGCTAAATTCACAGGCTACAAGTACTTTCATTCGCTTACCCATCCACCCTCCCCTGACAATCAAACAAATCCACAACAACATCCATAATGCTGTGTTTGCACTCTCCATCTTGTCGGTAAAAGCAATTCTGGTATCTTCTATTGAAAGGGTCTTGTTTGAAGTAGCGGCAGAGGTGGTCTTTAGGTGCCGTACATTTTCCGTCTTGGTTGTAATATTTTAGTTCAGTCATATCTATAGATAGTGGTGTCAATTCCCCTTAAATACTAGCTGTTTGACAAATACACCCAGATTAAACGGCTACCGCTTATGTAATTGCGGTGTTTATTTAAGATTGATGGTACCACCAAAAAGATTTATTTGCAAGCTAAAAGATATAAAAATGAACATGAAAACGAGAGATAAGATAATTTGGAATAATATTGAGGCGTTAAGGCTTAAAAAAAAGCTGACATACACCGATTTAGCTAAAAAAATGGGTGTCAAGCCGCAACAAATCAATCAAATTAAATCCGGTGAACGTGGAATCGGTAATTCCATGTTGAGAAGATTTGCTTTAGCTTTGAAGGTGGATGAAGATACATTATTGAAGCAAGCACTATTGCCACAGGATAAAATTCAACCATCGTCAATGTCGCAAGATATAGCCCTATTAAACATTACCCATCGGATAGACGATCTGGCAAAACGCATTGACGCTCAAGGTAACGCTTTGCAGGGCTTCCAAAACGACTGCCTTGAAGTTAAAAATGACATTAAGGATATTTATCGGCTAATGACGGAGGCCGCCGAAGCGAAAGACGTGAGGAAACTAAAAAAGGTGGGATAGCTCCGCATGACCATGCCGCCTTTGGTTCATGCGAGAGGGAAAACGGCGGAAACGTTATTTACTTTCCAACCGATAGAAGAAAACAATTTGATAGGAGAAAGAGAGAAGAGAGAGAGAGGAAAGAGAGAGAGGAAAGAGAGAGAGAGAGAGAGAGAGAGAGAGAGAGAGTTTCAAACCAATTTAACCAATAATTAATTAAAATATTTTTAATATTATTTTTTAAAAAAGTCATCTTATTAACGTAAGGTGGCTTTTTTATTGCTCTATTTATAAATCAAAAAGATTGAAAATAAAGCTTGACAAAAAAGAGATGGGAGCGTAGAATAGTTCTTAAAGATTGACAGGAGATTTACAAATGGATAAATGCTTGTGCTGTAAAGAAAGAGAAATCGAACACAAAAAACGTGGCCTTTGTAATCGCTGCTATCATTATTTAAGATTGCACGATGAGTTAAGTTTATTCCCTGTCGTGAACACCAGATTGAATCATGCCTACAAATTAAAATATCCAACACTCGCAGAAGATTTTGAGAAAATGAAAACAGATAAATCAATTACCCTTCAACAACTAGGCGATAAATACGGAATCACAAGAGAGCGTATTCGCCAAATATGGGAGAGATATTTCGGTTATCATTATACCGTTATTGTTAAAAAGCATCAGCAAGAAAACAAAGAACAACGGTTTAGAGAAATTCAGTTAAGGAAAGACCCGAATTATAAGGTTGTTAATTATAAAGACGGATTGAAAAAGAAAGGTGCTTTTGCGGAAAAGAAGGTTTTGGATATATGCAATTCCCTTAATTATATAGTAAAGCCCTATGTAGATGACCAAAGCATTGATCTAATCATTAATGATTGTCTTGTCGATGTTAAGTCGGCATATAAGGCTTACCGTAGTAATGGTAGCTCAAAAACCAAAAACTACCATTTTCATATTTTAAAGTCTCAACGAAAAGCAGAATTTGTTATTTGCTATGCAGAGCCTTTAAACAAATTTTTCATTATTCCCTCAAGTGCATTTCCAAAGTCTGATTATATTTTCATTCCAGAGAAACCTATCATGGAATGGATTTCCAGCCACGGAGCAAAACAGAAAAGATATGCTCGGTATTGGGAATATCTTGAGGCATGGCACTTATTAAATCAACCAGAAGAAGAAATTGTTTTTAACCGTTCACTATCCGCTTTGGCGGTAGCGATATAGCAACAGAACAAAAGCCCACAGCTATAACGGCAATGCGGGATAGGCACTCACAGACTGATATTTATTGGTCGCCACGTGAGAGTAACAGGCAGACACCGGCAAAGCCAATGTAGCGGGAGAAAGCTTAACAGGCCGATAGAGGGCGAAAGCCACGGAAAGTAAGGGCGAGGCAGGGCATTAAGAGGGGGTGCAAAATAAAACAGGAGGTCAAGGCGGGGGTTAAGGTCTTTCAAGTCTTCACAATGGGTTTCTATCCATGTAAAGCCCACCCCCGCCGAAACAAGGGGGAACGGTGAAGATGGATGAACTAATTAAAGCATTAACAAGGCTATTAGAGGCAAAACAACATCACGATTCAGAGCGTAAATTATGTCAAGAAGATTGGTCATACTTTGGTTATCGTGAAATCGAGCAACTTGAAGATGCAGAAAAGGAGTTTGCAGACGCATTAAATAAAGTCATTGATGAGCGAGTAGCAATCGCCAAAGCGGAGGGCAGGTGATGAACAAACTTATGCAAGTTAACAACTGGATGGAGCGACACCCGTTATTGACAATAGCAATTGCGCTATCCGTTCCGTTTGCGCTCCATGCGATTACTTTGGTGATGATATGAGAGAGACACGTTTCAGAGCGTGGGATAAAGAAAATAAATTATTTATCATGTCTGGCAATATGCCTGATTATGCTTTCTGGAAGTGGGTAGCTTATGACAGCACAACTCTAATCACGCAGTTCACCGGCCTCAAGGATAAGAACGGCAAAGAGATATATGAGGGGGATATAGTCAGGTTTTCTGAACACTTTTTTGGTGATTCAACCGAAAGAGAATGTGTCGAAGTTATTGAATGGGATGAAAAAGAAGCTGGTTATCCGTGGAAATTAACAAATACTGGTTTTTGCGATGGTCCACATTGGTGTGAAATCATCGGCAACATATACGAAAACCCCGAACTGGTGAAGCCATGAGAGAAGATAACAACATTGTCGAGACACGGATAAACCGATTCTTAAATTTTGTTGGTACGATGACTGTCTTATGCGTTGTGATATTTCTAATGTGGCAATTATTTTTCATCGGCTTTGACAAGGCAAGTGAAATTTATTTCGATAATAAATCTAATTATTGCAGGTGCAAATGATGACAACAATTAAAAGCTACAAAGGATTCAACAAAGACTTAACTTGTCGTGGATTTCAGTATGAAGTTGGAAAAGAATATGAGTGCGACAACGCAAAAGCGTGTGACTCAGGTTTTCACGCTTGCGAAAATCCCATTGATATTTTTGCTTATTACACCCCCGCTGAATCGTTTTTTCACGAAGTCGAGCAAAGCGGAACGCTTGACCGCAATAATGATGATTCTAAAATTGCATCAACTAAAATCAAAATAGGATTGAAAATTGATATTAAAACAATAGTTGAATGTGGCATAAAATTTATTTATAGCAAGGTGAAGTGGTCGGATAAAAACAATGCAACCGGCTATTCCTCAGGTAGTCAGGCAACCGG